GATAAGCACTTACGAGGATTAAGCCCCTCTGTTAAGCTGCCGTTAAGGTAGGCTCAGGCCACAAGTATTATGTCAACTACGTTGCAACCATTGCACTTAGGCTAGTTTACATAATGGAACTTATCAGACATGTGTTGTGGCTACGTAAGTTACAAGGGGCTTGGGAGGCTGAATAGGTAGAGTTATGGGCTTGGTAGCGGATGGCCCCGGGGCGACCCGCGGCTGCGTGCGAAATGGACTTCCTACCCACCTCGCACTGCGCAACCTGTTTTCAATCAGCACGATAGGGGCTTTTGTGGGTTGGCTTTACCGCATATCAGCCATTCCTACGCAACAAAGCAGAGAAACAACTTGACAGATTTCTGTGTTTCTGTGAGTCTGCGATATATGAAGAGAGTGATGGTGGTACTGACAGATGAGAAGCATTTGGCGCTGAAGCGGAGGGCTTTGGAGCGTGGGGTATCGATGTCTGTGGTGTTGAGGAAGGCGGTGGAAGCTTTCCTTTCTGGGGAGGTTTCTCGAAAGGTTGAGGATCCTGTGAAGCCTGTTGTTGACGCGCGGCCTGGCGTGGTGGAGTTTCGTGGCGGGCATCCGGTGGACTGTGACTGTTACGATTGCAGGAAGCGGAGGTATCAGAAGAAGTGAGGTCATGGAGGCCGGACTGGGAGTATTTGACGTTTTCGGTGTTGTTGGGGCTTGTGATTTGGGCGGTGTTGATCTTGGCGGTGTTTGGGGTATTGAAGCTGGCGGGGTGTTGAGGTGAGAGACTTGAGCGACTTTGAGGAAAAACTGATTGAAATTGAATCTCCGATTCCTGGAAGGACTTGGTTTTCGTCGAAGGAATTGGGGTTTTTCATGGAGCCGACCGGGTTTGAGTTCTATGTTCACTGCATCTACTTTCGTTCAAACTGGCTACAGAGGTTTGCATTATGGCTTCTGCGGCAAGAGAGGGCCGAGGTTCGCGTAACCTCCATTTCGGAGACCGATAAAGGTCTGTCGGTCACGATCAATATTCCAGAGTATTTCATCCTTCGGAGTACCAAGTGATCGTCATCGTTAAGTGTCTTCTCTGTGGCGAGGTATTTCGGCTGGACGAGTCGAAGGAGCGCCGGTCGATATGCGAGGTGTGTGAGTATGCGGAGAGGATGGAGGCGGTGGCGAGGGCGCAGTTTGGGGCCAGGGCACCGAGGGACAGGGATTTTCTGGTATGAGTAAGAAGTGCCTCCGTTGCGGCGGCCCCTTGGGGCCTTTTCCCAAGGATCAGGTATGCACGGCCTGTCTCATGCTTCAAGCGATGAGGAAGGGTGAGAAGACTCTCTGATGGCGACCCATCACGGCAGGACGACGAAATCGAAGCGCTATCGTATCGAGCAGTTTCTTAAGTCTCCCGAGGCGGAGACCGTGACGAGGATCGAGATCGCGCGGAGGTTCGGGGTCGTTCCCATGTACGTGACGAGGATCGCGTCCTTGATGGGGGCTGCGAGGGAATACAAGCTCTCGAAGAAGCGCCCGCGGCCCGATATCTTGGCGAGCATCGGGAAGGACACTTCTTCGAAGAACGTCTTACCCAAGGGACCGGAAGCGTTGAGGCCCACCGTAACCGAGAGAGAAATCGAGGCGATCAAGGATTCAAACACGCTCTCGACCCAGGAGCAGAGGGAGCATCTTTCCTGGCTGGCCCTAAACGCCACGAGGGACGAAGCGCGGGTCGCGGCGCACAGGGCCCTGCAGCAGCTAGACCAGAGCCTTGGGGTCCAGACAAAGCTCGGTCCCGGGGAGCCCTTGACGAAAGAGGGGCGGGTTTTCAGGCTTTCTCTCTTAATGGAGGCCTGCGGCAAGGATACGACGTTAGAGGCGATGAATCGGGCCTTTGGCGGGGCCGAAGAGGGGAATGCGGCGTCTAGCGGGACGACCGTTCTGGAAGCTCCTTCAGGCCCCGCCGTAACTGATGGAGGGAGCGATGCTTTGGCCGATGTCGATCCTTTACCGGAAGTATCAGCGAGTGGCGAGGCTGATAAGCCGAAGCCGCAGACCGTCGTTCTAGCCGATGCTCTACTTCCTAGCCCGCCGGTTCCGAAGCCGCCAATTGAGGGCCGAGAAGAGCCTCTTCGTCCTCCAGATGTCGCTCTACACGCCGCCGTTTCGGTGGTAGAGGAGTGAGTTTCGCGGACGAATACGTCGCGCAGATGGAAAAGTCGGCGTCGGAGTTTCACGACAGGGTTTTTCCAGAAGAAGCGATGGGCCGGTTCGAGCAGTCCTCCTCGCAAGATATCGCGGCGGGCAGGAACGTCTGCCAACTCCACACGGATAGGAGGACGTTCGAGAGGCTGTATCCGGAAGGCGTGTGGCTTTGCTCCGAGTGCGCCCAGATCATGTTCAATGGCGGGCTTCTCGTTGGTAGGGTTGTATTTGACATGAGGAAAGAGTGACCGAACGCTTTCTCATGCGGTGCTCTTGTGGCTACGAGTGGGTAGATAGTCACCCCGCGGCAACGGGATGCCCTTCCTGCTGTGAGTACACGCTGATCCAGATATCGAGGATCCCGGAGGCCAAGGAAGAGGAAGAAGATCCGGAATGAAAGAGCAGTGGATGGATAAGAGGAATCTCCGGAAGAACTTAAAGCCCATCTTCGATGTCTGGGTCGGGATGAAGCGTCACGGAGATATCCGGGCCGAGATTCTATGGCGCGCCCTGGAAGCGATGTGCTGCGAGTACGATATCAAGCCCTACGACTACACGGATTTTAAGTTCTTTGGCCCCCTGCATCAGCCGAGAATCTACGACTTTCCGAAAGGCACGGATGCCGCCGACGAAACGACCCCCATGGAGCCTCCAAGCCGAACGTGAGTTGTGGCAGGATGTCTGTCGCGACTCCTTTTGGTGGTTCTTCCGCATCGCCTTCGGTGCCGAGTTCTTCGTAAGGGCCGACCCATCGCAGCGCTGGTTCACGGAACGCACCCATAGGCCTATCTGCGACTGGCTACAAGAGCGTGTCTTAGCCTGGGAGAAGATACGGGCCGGGGGACAGCGCCGCCGAACTAAGGTAGCCCTCATCATTCCCCGAAACTTCGGGAAAACGGTCATTGCCACGAAAGCCCTGTCCCTCTGGGGGCAACTTCGTAATCCTGACATAGCCTCCTATATCGGCTCCGAGGTCTTCCAGAAGGCCTGCGAGTTCCTAGGACCCATCAAGACGATCTATGAGGGGAAAGACCCCTATGCCTGGTTTCCGTGGCTCTACGGGGTCTGGTATTCGTCTGAGAGGACCTGGGCAGCGTCCAAGATCGTCCACGGGGCGAGAAAAGCCATCTCCAAGGGGGAGCCGAGCTTCTCAACGTGGGGAGTCGAGATGGGGATCACGGGAGCGCACCCGGATTGGGGGGTCTTTGACGATCCTCTCTCAGAAGAGAAAATTCGAGAATCCGGAAACTGGGTTCAGTCGGTCAATCAGAGCATGGCCGCGATGAGGCCTGCGTTTCGCACGGATTCTTTCTTTCTCTTGGCTCTCACAAGATACCGGGACAACGACATTGTGGGGACGTTTCTCCCGTCCGAGGGAGTGAGATCCTGGACCGGGATGAAACCCACGGACGAGAGGCTGAAGCAGGTCCCCAAGGGAGAATGGGATGTCTATTTCCTCCAAGCGCTTGACAAGAAAGGGGAATCGGTATTCCCTGAGATATGGCCCACGGAGGAGCTAAGGAGCTATGAATCGACCCGGCCCGTGGAATTCGCGGCGCAGATGATGAACGAGCCGGGCTCGGGAGAGCATATGCCCTTAACCCAAGAGCAAATCGCCCAGATGTGGATCGATCGGGACTTCGTTCCGCAAGGATTACGCATCACGATCCATATCGATACGGCTTTCAAGATCCAGAAGAAGATGGGACAGGGCGATGAGTCGGTCATTCAGGTCTGGGGACACGACCCGCGGGGGAACGGAGAGGTCTATTTCCTCGAAGGATACGGTTCCGACCAGTGGCGGATCGAGCAGTTCACGGACGAGCTAGTATTGATCTGCCAAAGGCTTAAAAAGCAGGGGAGGAGAATCAAGTGCATCACAGACGAGAAGGAAATGGGCGGGAAGGCAGGATCCTGGGAGTCCTATCTCAAGACGACCTTTCATGATAAAGGGCTCGCCATGCCCCCGCTTATCACTCTTGGACGAGCCGGTCAGCGAAAGTCTGTCCGGATCCGTGAAGCTGCTGGTTTTTGGATTGATGGGCTCGTCCATCTCGTCAAAGACGCCCCCGGAGCCAATCGACTGGTCCAGCAAATGCTCCGCATCGGGGTCTCAAGCCACGACGACTGGGCCGACGCCGCCGCGGACGTGTTCGCAAACGAGGTCTACCGGCCCATGCTGAACCCGGTCCTGGAGCAAAACCAGGACGAAGGGGGCTATCCCATCCAGCCGGGGGACGATCTTTTAGGAAGGCACTTCGATCGGCTCACAAACGACACGGTTCGCCAGATTTACGACTTCCAACACGGAGAATATGTCGATGCGCTCTTTGACGAGGCGGAAATCGGGTCCTAAAGTGGCCGCGAAACCAAGGTTTTGGACTGATCCGGACGTTCGGTGGGAGCCTCCCGCGCCCTCGCGCGAGAATTCGGGAATCTTGGCGACCCGAACGGAGGCTCCCACTCAACGCCCGAGCCTCATCGAACGGCTGAAACGACAATTTCTTGCGTTTTTAGGAGGAAAGTGAGCATCATCACACGTCCAGGGAGGGACTAGGCCAAGATCCAGGCTGAGGAAAGGATTCCGTATGCATGCCTGAGACCATTTTCAGAGATTCCACGCCCGTCGGCTATCGAACCCAGATGGTCAATCTGGTCGTGGACCGCATGCAGCACTCCCTCACGCACTACACGGTGATCCGGAAGGAAATCCCTCAGCTTTACGACCTCTATAGGGGTCTTTTGACCGGAAGATTCTCCCCGCACAAGAATAACCTCCACATCCCGCTCATTTTCTCGACTGTGCAGTCGGATGTGGCCCGGAAAACGGCTACATCGTTCAATCAGTGGCCCATTGTGCGCTTCCTGGGTTACGGGCCGAACGACGCGCCCATTGCACGCAAGCGGGAAGCGCTCATATCTGCCCAGATGAAAGACTGCAAGAGCTTCCAGAAGGCTTATGACCTATTTCTCACGTCGGATCTCTACGGGACCTCCGTTGCGCGCTACGGCTGGAATCATATCGAGCAGGAAATGATGCTCACCTTCCGCGAACGCCTTCCCATCTCGGGCGTGACCGTTCAAAGGTCGGAAGTGCGAGATATCGTGGTCTTCGATGGGCCGAACTGGAAGATTGACGATCTCTTGGACTGCTTCCCTCAGCCCGGATTTAAGAATCCCGAGGATATGGACTGGTTCATTGTTCGGGAATACATGGACTTAGACTACGTGCGGCGCTTGGCACGTTTCTCAGAAGACGGTTTGACCGTATTCGACCCCATCGAAGTGAGAAGAATGGAGCAAGAAGGGGTCGGAGTCCCGCCAGCACCGGACGATTACAAGACGTGGCGCACCATGACGCGCTCCATTTTCGACCAGGACGCCAGAAACCGAGAGAAATACGCCCGCCCCGTGGAAGTGCTTCACATGATCGGAACCATTCCAAGCGAGCTTGTCCCAGAAGAGGAAGAGCGGCGCGAAGGAGAGATGCAGACCATACACCGCATCTTAACGGTCGCGAACCGCCGGTACATGCTGAGGAACAGGCCGAATCCTTTCTGGAACGGGAAGAAAAACGTCTTGGCCTATTCTCCCATGCCGGATCCGCACTTCTTCTATGCTCCCGGCAAGGCGGAAATCGCGAAGAAGCTTCAGATTATCGCGAACCGTTTCACGAATCAGCAATTGGACGCGCTCGATATTTTTATCGACCCCGCCTTCTTCTACAACACGAACTCACAGCTTCAGACCCGAAATCTCCTCATGCGTCCCGGGAAATTCATTCCGTTGGATGGAAACCCCGGAGAGATGATCCAGCCCGTGGTACCCAATCTCTCGGGTGTACAGCTCGGCGGGCAGATGACGGAAATGGTCTGGCGCTGGATGCAGCAAGGGTCGGGAATAGTGGAAGACACGGTCATGGGAGGTGGAGGAGGCAGGCAGACGGCTCGGGAATTCGTCGGCAGATCCGAGGCGGTAGCAACAAGGCTCATGCTGGAGTCACGTTTGTTCGAGGAGAATTTCCTGGAGCCTCTAGCGGATGCGTTTGTCGATTTGAACCGCCAGTTCTTGGAGCTTCCAAGAGAGGTCTTTATCTTGGGAGAAGCCGCGCAGGTCGATCCCGTCACTGGGAAACAGATTCCTTCCTCGGGCCGCGAATCGGTTGACGGTTGGGATCTCGTTCCCAACTACGATGCGCGCGCGGTTGGAGCGACGACGCAACTCAACCGCTCCCAACGTCGGCAAGACACGGCTTTTCTCATTCAAGCCATGTCTTCCAACCCGATTACTGCCTCGGCGGTCAATTGGATCAACTTCTTCAAAGACGTGCTGAGACTCTTCGACTACGACAACGTGAACGAGATCATCAACTCTCAGCCCGAGATGCAAAAAGTACTCCAGCTAGCCGGGAAAGGCCCGGAAACTCAAGCGGACCAGGTTCCGGGGACCCCCACGGGACCGAACGGAATGATGGATCTGGCGAACTACTTGGGACAGGGGCAGACATGAGCCTTCTCGATCTTATTCTGGGCCTCATTGCGATAGGAGTGGCACTCTACGCCATTAACCGTTTCGTGCCGATGGATCCGAACATAAGGAATCTCTTAAACGTCGGCGTCATCCTGATCGTTCTGATCTGGATGTTGAACGGTTTGGGAGTATTCCACTGGATGGAGAGGATTCGGTCGTGAGCGAGCAGCTTTCGGATGAAGATAAGGCCCTTGGCTATTTGCTCACCTGTCCCGCGTGGGATTCGGTCTATAAGGCAACGCTCGCGCAGCAGGCTCAGATTTGGAACCGGCAGCTATTGGACAGGAGCGCTTCTAGGAAGAACTCCTATCCGGACGATTTTTTAGCGGGAGCCATTTACGCCCTGAAATGGGCTGTGGAGTGGCCGGATCAGAAATTGAACAAGGCGGCGGCGGAACTGCTCGAACGAGTAGCTTCTGAGGCCGTCGAGGAAGAACCACTCGTTGGGGGGAGCCGACCTCCTCTTAACGGAGAGGGGGAATAAATGCCGCAAATGTATTCAGGAGAAACGGGCGAGGCCTCGGACGCGCTCCTTGAGGCGACGCGATCGATCGGCCAGGAAGTTCTCGATCGGACCGGCGGAGATTCGTATCGCTCCGGCCAAGGTCTTCTCGGAACTCCCGACGCCCCACCGGAGCCGACCTCCGGAGAGAAGACACCGCCTCAACCGCTTTCGAGCCCTCAAGCAGAGACGCCGACCGTCGAAGCCGAAAAGAGATTCGGGCCCGGGGGTAAGTACACGTCTATGGAGGAATGGGAACGCGCCACCATCGAGGCCGGGAACACGATCACAAGGCTCAATCGAGAAAGAGACGAACTCGACTCTCGACTCAAAGCCGTTGAGGCCACGATCTCTCCGAAACCGGAAGAGAAAGCCGACCCCCTCGATTTCGTCGAGAACTACGGGATCCCCAAGGAACCCTTGAAGGCTGCGATACGAACCACGATGGAGACCATGATGAAGGAAGCCGCGGAGCCCTATAACGCAAGGGTCCAGGCCGACCAAGCCATTCTCCAGAAGTATCCGGAATACGGGGAGCGCTTCAACGATATGAAGGCGTTCCTGCATCAGAATCCGGACGTGGAGCGGCAGGTATCGATTGCCGAGTCTCAGGGAGCATTCGAACTGGCCCGCGAATTCGCGTGGCTCAAGTTCAACCAGACCCAGGGTGCCGAGGCGGAGAACGGAAAGATCGAGGAATCACGTACCCAGGCCAAGGACAAGGCACAGCGCTTGGTCGATGCGACCGTGACCGACCGAAAGAGCGGGCACACGCGCGATCAGTCCACGGCCCCGCGGGACGACAAGAAGGTCTCCCAGGAAGAACTCGATCATCTCAAAGGGATGGTCAAGGGCGGGTACGGAACCAAGGGTTGGGCGCAAGTTCTCAGTCCTCTACTTCCAAAGGAAGATTCTCCCTGGTGGCAAGCATAGCCATCCAGGAGTAGAGGAGAACAATAAATGTCGGCACCTGGCGATATTGGCGTATACGGGTCAACTGGCCCCCTGTGCTAAAATAGAGACAGGAAAAGGTCGCTAAATGCTGGAAATCCGGGTATCCGAGGCTACTCGCCAAATAGGCAGTGACAATGCCATCGGTGCGGACAATCAGCAGGAAAGGCCACGCAACGTGGAATCCTCAGAGACTAGTACGCGATCCCCTTTACAGCGCAAAATCAACAAGACCGATTTGGCTTATATGGCTGCGATGCTTGATGCTGAGGGATGGATCAGCGGGTCAATTAAAAGCGGAAAGACTAGGGATATACCTGTAGTCACCGTGGGCATTTGTAACAATGATAAACCGCTGATTGAATGGATGTGCGCGACTTTCGGAGGAACACTCTATACCGAATATATCGGTATGGATCGGAATATCCTGTACGAATGGCACTGCACATCTGCGGAGATCACTCCATTTTTGAAATTGGTGATCCCATTCTTGAAAATCAAGCAGAGACAGGCGTATTTGGCCATGGCCGCGAGAGCCTTGGTTAGAGTTGAAGGTTCTAAGTTTAAGCGAGCCCGTCTTGTTGAGAAGATCATTGCGCTGAACAAGGGAAGATACAGTCCAGGCCGGGTGGCGACATCCGGAACAACCTGATGGTATTACGCCGGGCACTCTTGCAAATCGTGAGGATCTTCTTGATCTCATAACGAATGTAGATCCCTGGGACACCCCGTGGGTGACCCAGGCACCAAAAGTCCGAGCTTTCCATGTGTCTCATGAGTGGCTGACCGACACACTAGCTGCAACGTCCACGGCGGGCGCGGTCGAAGGGGACGACTGGTCCTTCAATACCGCAACGACCCGTCCCGTGCGGCGCACGAATCGGACACAGATTTTCAGGAAAGACATCGCGGTCTCGGAAACTCAGCGCGCAGTCAACCCGGCTGGTTTCCGCGATGGCTACGCCTACGAAATAGCAAAGGCAACAAAGGAAATCGCCCGAAACCTGGAATCGACGCTATTTGTCACGGCGTCGGGAGCCGGGGCATCAGGAACAACGGTTGC